TCGGGCGACTGCACCAACCTGTCGGGCGACTGCACCGGCCTGTGGGGCAACTGCACCGGCCTGTCGGGCAACTGCTTGAAAATCCCAACCACTGCTAGACCGTGTGATCTATCCCAGTGGGTTGAGCCCTGAACGATCCCTTTACCGCCCTAGACCATGGCGCCCCGCCCCCTGACGCCTTCCGCCTTAACCCAGGCCTAGGCGTTCAGCTTGTCACCCTTCAACCCCTCGGCGGCTGGGGGCATCCCCTCCACTGTGGCCGCAGCGCCCCCGACAACTTCCAGCGTCTCAGCTGGGGAGGCCATCAATAGCCAATCCGCAGAAGGCCAAAGGTGACCGCGCCGAACTGGAGGCCGCTGAGCTTCTCTCCCAGTTGCTCAACGTCCCAGTTCGGCGCAAGCTCGGCGCCGGCCGGCAGGACGACTCCGGCGACCTCGACGGCGTGCCTGATCACATCATTCAGGTGGCCAACTGGGCAGACACAGCCGCCGCAGCCCGCATCAAGCCCCCCGAGGCCGAACACCAGCGCCACAATGCCGGCGTCAGCCATGCCGCTACCCTCGTCCGCTTCCGCGGCGGCACCTGGCGCGTCGTCCTCACCCTGGAGCAGTGGGCCCGCTACATCAACACCTAAGTCAGTTCTGGGTCACCGTCAAGACCGGCCCCTGCCAGACTGCAGATCAGCGCATCGCAGCGCCTACCCTCTGGTCCGCTGGCTGGCTCTACCGGCAACTCCACCCAGGCTCTACCGTGACCATGGTTCGACCCATCCGGCATGATCCGCCTGGAGGCTGACGCTAGCGAGATCCCACGCCTTGAGCGCGCCGCGGCTATCGCTCTCGGCAAGCTCGACAAGATCAGCGCTATAGCCATGACCAGGGCCGCGGCCAAAGCCAAGGACCGACTAGCCTCCACCGTCCTACCTCGCATCACCGGCGGTGCGTCACAATTGACCGTACGCGGCCTCCGATACTGGCGCGCTGATCGGGATCGCCTCGTCTCCGCCGTCGGTTGGAATTACGGCGACAACTCACCTACAGACATTGGCTTCACGCCAAAGGGCCGCGGTACACCATCCGGCCGTTATATGGGCATTCAATCCCGCGGTGGTGATCGTCAGCCCAAATCAACTGAGCTATCATTGCGGAATGCTGGCCTGATTCGCTCCGATCAGTTCATCACCCCAGCATCCTCAGGCGTTACCCTCGATCCACAGGGCAACCTGCCAGGCTCCGAATATCGACGCATCCTCTCTCGCGTCAAGGCAGCCTCTGGGCCTGGCTACGATGCCAGCTCCTCCACCACCCGCCGCAGCCGCCGCAAGCGTGCAGCATCGGACTACTTCATCCGCTACGGCGAGCTAGGGCAAGGCGCGCTCTACATCGCCAAGCGCGCAGGCAATCGCGGATTCGTTCCCGCTCTATTCATCACCGACCAACCGAACTACGAACGAAAGTTTAACGTTCACCAGATCGCATGGGAAGAGTACAGACGCACCTTCCCCGGTGAGTTTCGCCGCGCTCTGCTAGCTGAGCAGTCGCGGCGTGCAGGCTGATAATCGATCGTCGCGGGTCCTTCCTGGCGGTCTTTTTCGTGGGTGTATTCGAACGGCGCTTTTTGTCTTGAGAACGGGTCTCAGGAAGTGCGACACCCTAGCCGTGGCCACGGTTTCCCCCTCCCCGGGGTGGTTTTGTCACAGCCCCCTAGAGTGTGACACAGAGGTGTGACAAGCGTCAGCAGTGCTGATTAGCGTTGAGCAAGCGGCCAAAGTCCTGGGACTGCGCAGCCGTGGGAGCATCTACAGGAAGATCAAGACCGGAGAGCTGCCAAGCTTCCCCGGCGGCAAGGGGTCGCCGTTGCTTGAGCGCGAAGGGCTGGAGGATCTATGGGAGCGGATCACACGGAAACAGGAGAACAGCCCAGCCCCCCTAAGACCAGCTGCAGAGAGGGTCAAGCCACCGCCGATGGAAGGTCAACGGCCGCGATCGGACGATGGCAAGGTGCCGGACTACAACGAGGAACGGGCCAGGCATGAGAAGGAGAAGCGGTTGCTAGCCGAGCTGGCGCGGCAAGAGAAGGAAGGCGAGCTACTGCGTCGTCAAGATGTGGAGTTGGCATGGGGCCAGGCGGTGAACATCACCCGAACCCGGTTGCTGGGCGTTCCTAGCACAGCGAAGCAGCGTATCCCGCACCTGGAGATCGAGGAGGTGGAGCTACTGACGGTGCTGATCCGTGAGGCCCTCGACGAGCTGGCAGCCGGGGAGGTGACGGCATGATCACCGCCGACGTAGGGGAACTGACGCGGCAGATCCTGTCGGGGTTCAGGCCGCCGCCGCGGTTGAGGTTGAGCAGGTATGCGGACGAGTACGCGGTAATGACCGGCAACGCAGCCGAGAAGGGCCGATGGAATACGCTACCTTACCAACGCGAGATTTTAGATGCGTTCACTGATCCAACGGTAGAGACTGTAGCAATTATGAAGTCTGCCCGTGTGGGTTGGACAAAGATGCTAGGCGTAGTAATCCAGATGTTTAGCCATCAGGACCCTTGTCCGGTGATGATCGTTCAGCCGGTGAAAGAAGATGCGGAGGGATATAGCAAAGAAGAGATTAAGCCATTGTTTGAGGATACCCCTTGCCTGCGTGGCCTGATCAGTGAGAGCAAGTCTCGCGGCACTGCCAGCAACACGATCCTTCTAAAGCAGCTGAGTAATGGTGGCCTGATCGACATTGTTAATGCAGCCAGCGGCCGGAGCTTTAGAAGGAAGTCCCGGAAAGTGGTCCTGTTCGATGAAGTTGACGCTTACCCCAAGTTAGATGAAGGCGATCCGATCAAGCTAGGCCGCAACCGTGCGGACTATTACTGGGACCGCAAGATAGGACTAGGCGGAACGCCCATCTTCAAGGACGGCAAGACGGAAGAATGGTTCTTGCGTGGTGATCAGCGCCGCTTCTTCGTGCCCTGCCCGTTCTGCGAAACCATGCAGGTGTTGCGCTGGGAGCAGATGATCCGCGAGGGTGAGCACTCCGGCCATTATGAGTGCGAGAACTGCACCGAGCCAATCCCGCACAGCAAAAAGCGGTGGATGGTGGAGCGCGGCGAGTGGCGCCCCACGGCTGTAAGCCAGCAGCCAGGCCTGGTGAGCTTTCATGTCTGGGCGGCTTACAGCTACAGCCCCGCGGCCGATTGGTCGGTGCTGGTGAGGGAACACGCCGAGGCCCTCGATGCCATGCGCAAAGGCGATCCCGACGCGATGCAGACGTTCCATAACACGGTGCTAGGGGAGCCGTGGGAAGACACGCTCAGCGGCAAGCTCACCGGCGACGGACTGGCGGAGCGTCGCAAGAACGAAGCAGCCGGCAATGGCTACCCCGATGGCACGGTGCCGGATGGCGTGCTGGTGATCACGGCCGGCGTTGATGTGCAGGGCGGCGGCGGCACCATCGGCGAGCGGCTGGTGGTCACGGCCTGGGGTTGGGGCCGCGGGGAGGAAGGTTGGCACCTAGGGCACTGGGAGATCGACGGCGACCCGCAGCAGCCGGAGACGTTGGCACAGCTGGATCAGATCGCGCAGACCAAATGGCGCAGGGCAGATGGATCAGAGCTCCGCGTGGCGATGGGTGGCATCGACGATGGCGGCCTAGCGACTCAGGAGGTGCGCGACTGGTGCCGGGGGCGCGCGGCTCAATGGGTACCGATGAAAGGCGCACCGCAAAAAGGGAAGCCGCTGCTAGGCAAGGGTGCGCCGGTTGATGTGAACCGGAAAAACCAAGGCATCACAAAGCGCGGCGTTTTGCTGTATGGCGTGGGATATGACGCCAGCATCAACCACCTACAGGGTCGGTTGCGCAACGAGACGCCAGGGGCTGGCTACCTGCATTTCGGCATGGCGGCTACGGATCAGTTCCTGGCGGAGTTGTTTCCATGGCGGCGGATGCCGAAGCGAGACAAGGGGCAGACCAGCTACAGCTGGGTCTTACCACCTGGCAGCCGAGACGAAGGAGGCGACTGCACGCGGTACGCCTATGCAGCATTGCAGCTGCTGGCGAGACGGTACAACCGGGCCACCATGTGGGACCAGCTTGAGGCGCAGCTGCAGAAGCCAGGCGCCATGCCACGTCCACGGCGGCAACGGCCTGTAGCACCGGGCGGGTCGTCGTTTGTGTCCGGGTGGTAGTGAGTAACCTATGGACATGACTCTGCCCGCCACTATTCGAGCTGGGGACACGGTGCGATGGCGCGATGCCTCCACCGCCGATGACCTTGGCACGGTGATCAGCTCCAGTGACTGGACGCTGACCACCTACCTACGGAACGCCACTGCCGGGAATGGGCTGACGGTGGTTGCCGTTGCCTATGGCGATGGGTGGGAATCAACGATCAGCGCGGCTACATCGGCGGGCCTGGCGGCTGGTGACTGGACCTGGGGCGCGCGCGCGACGAAGGCAGCAGAGGTGGTGACGATCGGAACCGGCAGCCTGGTGATCCTGCCGGCCCTGAACTATGCGGGGGTGCCTAGCGCGATCGATGGCCGCAGCCAGGCGCAGCAGGACCTAGACGCAGTGCAGGCGGCGATCCGTGCATTGATCAGCGGCGGGGCAGTGAAGCGCTATACAATCGGCGGCCGGCAGCTGGAGAAGTTCAGCCTAGAGGAATTGATGGCGCGAGAGTCGCAGTTGAAGGCGATTGTTGCCAGGGAGAAGGCAGCGGAGAAGATCGCCGCGGGGCTGGGTGATCCCCGGTCGTTGTATGTGAGGTTCAGATGAGCAAGCGGAAGCGAGTCAAGGCGAGCGGCGGCCGGATTGCTGGTGCTGGATTCGATGCACCGGAGCAGGCGGCCCCTCGCCGCGGCCGGCGAGCGTATGAGG